CCCAGAGCCGCGTTGTAACGCGCGAAGCCACGAATGGACAGCAGGACACAGGCCTCACGAACATCATCCGGTATGGCAGGCCAGCCCCAGGTGCCCTGCACCTGAACGCTTGGGATTGCAGGCTGCGAGTACAGAGGGAAAGTCTGACCGCCGATCGCGGTGATTGTGCGATAAGGGCGACCTTCCAGAACCACATCGAATGGCTCCAACTGATACTGGCCAGCAGTCAAGACAGTCTCGTAAGTGCCGTCGCCAGTCGTATCAAGCGAAATAGTAACAGTCGAAGATGCCAGATCAGGAACCGCGCACTTGTACTCGTGGATCGGAAAGAACTTCACAGTCGCGGAACGCTGATAGAAGAACCGCCCACAGTAACCGTCGATCCTTCGAGACGCGGCCTCGATCGAATTCTCCAGCAGCGAATCGTCAACAGAGTCGGTGATGCGAAGCGCGGCCTTTACCTCGGCCAGAGTCGCATAGCCGTTAGTGATCGCCATAGGTCAGGCCTTCCGCTTGCGCGCGGCAGGCTTAACGACAGCGCGCTCAGCCTCAACCTCGACTGCTGCAACTTCAACTGGTGCGACAGCACGCTCGACCTTGGTCGGCTTAGACACAGCGATGCCATAGAAGGCCAACTCCCTGTCGACTTCAGCAACGCGATCCATTCGGCCACGCTGCAAATAACCATCACGCTCAAACAGCAGAGACTGAACAATTGATTCACTCATAAAAAACCCTTCGATAAAAGAAATGGGTGAGGCCACGCAAACGCGACCTCACCCATTATCTCACATCAGATGATGATTAGAAGGTTGGGGTTACCAAACCTGTGCCGTTGATCTGTGCCCATGCGTTCGCGTAGCGATTCGCGGTGTATGCGGCGTAGCCGTAAACAACTGCGAGCACATCGAGTTCTGCGGCCTTCGGCTGATCGAAGCGAAGGTACATCGGCTCGCCGTTGCCCTGCTCCCACAGGTGAAGTTCCTGCAAGTTGCCGACATAGATCGTGTCCTGGTTTGTTCCGGATCCCTGAGCAACCGAGACATTCGCGTCGGTGATGATTGGAAGCCCCATGATTTCATAACCGCTGTTGCCGTACACAGGTGCACCTGCGCCTGCACCTACACCGTTCTGAGAACGCTGAGCAGGAACGACAAGTGGTCGGTTAGTTGTGTCAAGTGCTGCAAGCAAGAACGCCAAGCGACGTGGATGCATGATGATTGCATTAGGCCCGGCATAGAAAGTCGTCTGAACTTTCTGAATTGCGTCGGCCAACTTTGGATACAACTCTGCAACGGTTGGTGATGCATCGGTGTAGGTCACTGTCTGACCTGCAGAGGCAAGCAACTCAGCAACAACATTCGAGTCCAACTTGGTGTGGTACGCGGAGATGAGATCGCCCATGACGATCATGTCAACGCCTGTGCCACGCTCAAGAGCCTGACGGGAAACTGTCTGCTGGCCAGCGATGGTGACAACGCTGATGTCCAACTTGGTGTCGTCCATGTTGGTCTCAGAAACAGATGCGCCTTCCGACTGCGTATCAACGCTGGATCCAGTCGTGACCTTCGAGATCGAAAGTGTCAAGCCTGCATCTGGGAGTTGATGCTTACGAGCAGCGTCAGCAACAGGGCGACCAGCGCGTGCGTATGGTGCAGCGAGATCGATGAGGTACTGAGGAACGACAAGTCCAGCAAAGTTTGCTGAAGTTACATCGCGACGCTCTACGCGCTCTTCGCTCATGTGGCGAGCAAGGCGCTCTGATGCGGAAGCATCGCCTCGGAACTGTGCGTTAAACGCGTCAACCAGGAACGAGTTAGAAGATGCAGCAGCGTATGTGCGTGCTTCAGACTTCACGGTCGTGATTGCTGGTGTGATGTTGTTAACGGAACGAAGTTCAGCAGCCTCGGCTGAGCGTGCTTCAAGTTCCTTGTGGCGCTCGATCTGTGCGTCGAGTTCGCGTACTTCGGTGAGAGCAGCGTCGATCTTGGTCTCGTCTTCGACGGTGAGATCGCGTGCTTCGGTCTTTGCTGTTGCAACAAGTGCGTCAGCCTCAGCCAGCAATGCGCTGCGCTTTTCGATAAGGGTTTCTGAATATGCCATTGGGGTCTCCTTAGAGGAATTGTTAATGATTCAGACAGTGATCGTCTGAGTGCAACAATGGCGGCTCGACGCGCGGCTGGCTATTTGATTTGTGCGATCCGTAGTTCACTTGCAAGCAAGCGAGCACGAGATGCAGAAGGGATGCTATCCACCTCAGACTTAGCGCGCAACTCTGCGACCGTCTCCTCGTAAGCAGGGAAGGTCACGATTGAAACATCGAACAACTGCACCTCGCGCAATTCGCGAACAGAACGGTCAGAGTTCCATGCATCCTTGATGGTGCGGAATGCGAAAGACATCTGCGAGAGATCACCGCGTCGCATTGCAGAGATGATGCGTGCCGCGTCCGGGTTCATTGGATCTAGATCAGCCTCAACGCGAAGTCCGCGCTCATCTTCGATCAAGGCAAGAGTGCCTGACTTGGTGCGCGCCAGGGGTACGCCTTCGTGGTCGATCAGCAGTCGAACATCTGCGCCATCGTTCAATGTCTTAGTGAAAGCACCGCGACGAACAAATTCGGTGAATGGCATCGGTTCGCTTGGCGAATCAAAGATCGCTGCATAGCCGACAACTTTAGTGCCGTCTGCAACAGCGCGAACTTCGAGCGTTGAGTACGCGACTGAACGACGCTCGTCAACTTCCTGACTTACCCATTCGATAGTGCTCATATCAACCTCACCATAGTTAGATCCAGATTCTATGTTACGAGAGTCCAACTGCGCCACGATTCGCTCGGCGTACTTCTGTGCGCGGCGAGCAGACTGCACCGTTGATCCACCGCCCCACAGCAACATCGCTACAAGGCCTGGTGTCGTTTCGCCATCTTCGATCGCTTCAAGGTCGACAATGTGACGCGCGATCCAAGGTGCGATCTTTCGCCACTTCGCCTCGGAGATTTGTCCGTCGGACATCTTGGTCGCATCGGCAACGGTCTGCGGTTTGAGTCCATCGCCGGATAGCCCCTCAGCATGAAGGGCAAGTCCGCGCTTAGCGCTTGATCGCATGAACGATGGTGCAGCGAGATCGACAGCCGCGCGCACTTCCACGCCGCCAGGCGCGACATTGGCAGCCACAGCAGCCCCAGAGAGGCCAGTCATACGCAAGGCCACAGGAACACCATCCACGCCAGTAGACGCGGCAGAATCGCTCTCAGCAGGCTCAGAGACGACAGCAGCGCCGTCGGCCAGCAGATCAGTGCGGATCACCCACAACTTACAGATCGCCCCAGGCGCGATATCACCCTCGACAACTTCGCACAGGCGGCCACCTTCGAACAGGGAACAATTGCTGCAGATCATCCCCTGCTCAGCGAAAGGGGACTCCTCGACATAGTGCGCGTCAACCTGCGACCATTGGCCGAACTCATCCGCGATCGCTTCGTACGCTTCGTACAGGGCAGCATCGCGTGGAGACAGCAAGTGCTCGCTCATCGTTTCGAGAACATCCTCAGCATCCACAGAGATCAGAGCAGCCTCGGAAGATTCCTCGGATCCGTACATCATGCCGCGAGCGTTCACTTCTCCAAGTGGATCCATGTCCTCAGACAGTGAGACGACAACCATCTGGTCGATCGCTTCCTGCTTAGAAACATGACAGCCGATCGTCGTGAAACTTCCGTCGGCTTCCTGCTTCACCGTTGCCCAAGTAGAGCAGTCCGATTGTGTTTGTGAAATTCCGAAAGGCATAGATCAGTCCGCGTTGATTGTGATGATTCGAATTGTCTCCGTCTGTCCAGCAGAACAGATCGCCCACAGTCCATCGCCAGCAGGAAGTCCACCTTCAAGCGGCGCGGTGTGCTTTACGAGTGGGAATCCTTGTGCAGCAGTGACATCTGAGCCGCCGATATAAACCGTGTTGTTTCCTTCGATCTGCATGAACACGGGTCGGTTGAGATTGTCGATAGGGACTACCTGCGTCACAGCATCAGTCACTACAACTTTGTAAGCCTTCATTCTGCCACCAATGAATCAGTACCGAGCGTCGGCAACTCTCCACCATCAACGCCAGCAACAGGTGCACCAGCCATACCGAGAACGAACTGATCTCCGCCTTCGTATGGTTCGCGGTTTTCCAGATTGCGTGCTTCGTTTGGAGTGAGCGTGCCAGACATGATCTGCGCTTGCTGCGCGCGAACACGAGTCGAAAGATCAGCGCGCATGAATTCGTCTGCGTTGAACTTCACTCGCATGTTGACAGGCAACATCGATGACAGCACATCCTCGATGCGGTGCATCCAGGGCAGCAGCGTGTAGCGAACGAAAGAGATACCTGCGGATTCAACATTCTGGTATGTCTCATTCTGCCCACCAACGCCGCCAATGAGGTGCAGAGGAATGCGATACGCGCGTGCGATGTCGCGAACGATCGCCTCGCGATGTTCGAGCATTTGAGAATCAGCAGCAGAGGTGACAACTGGTCGCCACTTCAGGCCGCCACTAAGGACAGCAGGCCTGCGACGGCGATAGAGGGAGTCCTCCCATGTCTCGCGCGTTTGGCGTGCCTGTTCCGGTGTTAGTGTTCCGTCGGTTTCGAGAACGCTCGAAGGTGTCGCGCCATCACCGTAGAACTGCGCCAGGAACTTATCCATCGCAAGTCCAACGCCGATCGTGTTCCTCAAGACTTCTATCGGAGACACGCCGCGTACTCGGTTAGGCAACATGATCCAGTGAACGCCACGAATGACATCGCTGTTATACATCTCTTTGCCGATCGCATACTCGAAGCCAGTGTCGGCCTTGCTCAAGTCGCGTACCAAATTAGGGTGGAAATTTACTAACTCAACAGGCATCCCATTGGATCCCATAGGCGCGTAGATGTAATCGGATCCGTGAATGGCCAGAGTGAACACGGCCTCATGAATGAACTCGAACATGGTCTGTCGGTCGTTCGGCTGCTGGAACACGCTCGGTGTTGGCATTCGTTCAAGGCGGCCGCCGACTCGTTCCTTGATTAGTTCGAGAGGCATGCACGCGATCGCGTCAGCGATCAGCATGCAAGATGCAAGCACTGCAGTGTTAGACAGGGCAGTCATCTCGTTAACAACTTCGCCTGAATAGTTAGCGAACTGAGGCCGCGCCGTTATTCCATACGGGTCGATGTTTGTAGGGAGAGCGCGACGCTCGCTGCTTTTTCTAACAATGCTCATGCGCCGAACTCACCACCAACGATCAACAGAATGCCACCAACGATAAAGGCAGCAGGCACAGAGACTAGTGCAACTCCAGTCGTTAGAGCGATTGCCCCGACAACTTCAACGACAACTGCTACCCAACTTCTCATGACCAGATATCCAATACGCTCGGTGCGACCACTTCGCGCGGTTTGGAAGTGGCGCGATCTAACGCCATCACCATAGCAATGCACGCGTCGATCTTGCGCTTGCTCTTACCCTTCGACAGTCGCCAGCCAGAATCGCTCATGCGTTGCGCGGCAGACAGAACATGATCCGTGAAAGTCGGAGAGCCATCATGAGCAACACGGCCAGCCACGATCAACTCATACGCGTTGCCGCACGCTGGAACCATGCGAGCACCTGACTGTGGGAACTCGACCATAGGCAGACCATCGTCAGACAAGGCCTCAGCAGAGCGCAAGAAGTAAGCAGGGTCGAACACGAACTCGCGCACATTGAACTGCAAGTGCAGATCACGCAAGTACGCCTCCACGCCAGCAACATCAACTCCGTCGTCGGCAGGCCGCCAGATCTTAGAGCGCGTCACAATGCGGTCGCCTTGAGGCTGGCAAGTGACAACAGCGATGCTGTCGTGCTTCATCGCCATGTCGATACCTACCCACACAGGCAGATCATGATCCAAGTCCAAGTCGCTCGCGCACTGATCCCAAGCGCCAGCAGGCAGCCAGGACTCCGCGCTGGTGCGCGCCCACTGGTTCAAGCGCCAGCGTCTAAAACTGTTCTCAGCAGACTGGCGCGATGCAACATCCATGTCATGTAGATCCATGAGGCCAGCCGCAATGTTTGGATTCGACACGCTCCACGCTTTGCGATCATGGATGTCACAGTCGGCAGGCGACTCCCACCACCAGAACCCAAAAGTGTCGTCGACTTCCTCACCACTCGCGATCCGCTTACCGCGCTGGTACAAGCGGCCAGCAGTGGTCTCCAAGTCATAGCCAGCAGTCGTGATCGCCACCACTAGCGGCTCGACGCGCGCACCGGATCCGAGCGTCAACTGATCCCACAAGTCGTCGGTGCTTTGAGTCCACAATTCGTCGAACAGAACTAGAGACGGGTTCAACCCTGCTTGGCCTTTGACATCGCTCGACAGAACGCGAAAGATAGATCCGAATCGCGGCATCTCCAGAGCGTCACGGTAGACCTTGCATTCCTGCATGAGCATCGGAGACATGAGTACCTGCTGCTTCGCTTCGTTGAAAATGATGCGAGCCTGCTGACGGTCGGCAGCAACTGCGTAGACCTCCGCGCCTGCTTCGCCTGCCACCATTCCGTAGATACCGAGAGTGGATCCAATTAGAGACTTGCCCTGCTTACGCGGCAGACCAATGAGAGCACGCCGATAGCGAAGGCGGCCTGCTTTCCCTTCGGGTGTTTCTCGACGCTCCAACAGTGATCCCAACAGCCAACGCTGCCAGGGCAGGAAGTCAAGCGGCTCACCTGCGCGCACTCCCTTAGTTACGACAAAATGCTCACGCGCAAACTCGACAGCGTCAATGCCGTCGGTCGATTTCCAAATGCGTGGAGTGAAGAACGCTGGTGCCCAGGCTTTACTCGGCAGCAGCCGATCGGCGCGCGGCGATTTTCCTGTGTAGTTCGGTGAACTCATGATTCTTAACTTCTCCCACTCCGAGCGATGCGCGATCGGTTGGTGAGAATCCCAACTGACCGAGCAGCGATGCAATTTGACGATCCAACTCTCGAAGGCCGCGACGGGAACGCCAGTCGTCTGCCGATCGGAATACTTGCGCGCGCAAGCGAACACGCTCGTCGGTCATCTCGCACACCATCAAAGTCAACTCACCGTCGATCGACGGCTTGAGCCAGGCAGCACCAGAAGTCCAGACTCGATGCCACAAGGCAGATCCGGACTCACCCAATGGTCGCCAGGGTTCGATCACAGGCGCGTTGACAGGCAAGGCGATGACTTCGGCCTTCGTTAATTTGCGCTTGCCAGGATTGCCGATCCGTTCTTTTCGTTCGGTTGGCTTTGGCCTGCGCCCTGAACCACTACCGCCCACAGGAACTACCTACCCATTTTGAGATTGACGGCTCGACTTCGATCTCGCCTAGAAAAAACAGGATAATACGCGGAGACGCGCGTCGTCC